TACCAGAAAAGAAGTCATTAATTTTAGCGTAAAACCAACTTGCGGCATTTTGTACTCCTTTCCATACACCCTCTACAATCCCGGTTCCTATTTTCACGGCCTCATTGATGATTGTCATGCCGATTTCTTTGATTCGGTTGACCATGTCCGATAGCATATGGCAGAGCCGTGCGATCGTCGATTCCACCCAACTTACAATGCTTTTGAAGAAGGATTTAATCTCTTCCCATAAATTGATGAAAACTTGCTTGACCGTTGTCCATGCTTTTGTCCACATGTCGATAATCCACATTGTCCATTCGGTGAGAGTATCCTTGTACCAAGCAATGTATTCTTCAAACCATATTTTGACGCCTTGCCATGTTTCTTCGTAAAAGTTTTTGACATTTGTCCAAATGGAGCTCCATGTGTCTGTAATCCAAGAGCCGAATGCACCCAACTTGTCCATGAACCAAGTGGTAAATTCGCCCCAAAGGATTGTAATACCCTGACAAACTTCTTTTATGTCATCCCAAAAATACCAAATGGCAAGTCCTAGACCAGTGATGGCAATTACCGCCAAACCTATAGGGCCTGTGATTGCTACCCATAAACCTTTAACAAGTATTGTCAGGCCAGGCAATACGCCAGCAATCGCAGTAAGCGTTTTAATCATGGTTGCAAGGCCTATGAGCACAGGGCCTATTACCGCTGCAAATCCGACAACAGTGATAATAAAGGAATGCCATTCCGGGCCTAATTCGACAACCCACTTTAACCATTCTGCAAGTAGTCCCAAGAACTCTTTTAGAGCGGGGCCGGTAGTTGCAACAAATTCCACACCTAAATTGTGTACTTCATTCCATAATTTTGTGAAACACATTGCCGTTGTNTCCGTTATTTCGTTCATCATTCCTGCGGCTTGCCCAAGACCATCATACTCATNACTGGCATTAGACAATTCTTCGGCTAATGCAACGATTGCTTCAATTCCNCCTTCTGTTTTCGTTGCCCANGCTTCTAATGCTTCTTCGCCAAAAAACACGTTTTCAGCGAAAAGCCGTTGTTCTTCGCTCANTGAAGGAAAAATATCTTCCAATTCTTCCANGATCTCTGCCATCTCACGNGCATCACCGTTACTNTTATTGATGGCGATGCCGAGATATTCCAAGGTATCAATCATCTCATTGGATAACACTATTGTGCTCCCCGTCATCGTGAGCCATGCTTTTCGCGAAACGGTATCGAATATCACCGACTCCGAATATGCCCTTTGTTCGTCGGTCATTTCCGAAAAAACTTCTTCCAACTCTTTCATGATGTCAATCATGTTTCGTGAGGCCTTATTGTCATCATAGAGGGCAACTCCGAGATTCTCTAACTCGCCTTTTGCTTTTTCTGTCGGTGCGCTCAAGTTGCGGAAAACACCTGCAAGCGAAGTACCTGCCGCACCTCCCTTCAATCCCGCATTGGCAAGTTCTACTAATATGGCATTCACTTCGTCGATCGAAACTCCTACTTGAGCAGCAATGCCGCCGACGTTGACATAGGCGGAATTCAAGTCCGATAGAGTGGTATTTGCCATCGTTGTAACACTTGCCAAACTATCAACGACTCGCTGGGTATCTTCTACTTCCAGTCCGAACGTTTTCATGGTTGAACCGACCATATCAAGCGTTGTCGCTAAATCCGTCTCGGTTGCAATTGCCAGATTCGCTCCATGCGTTAACTGTTCCATCACAAGGTTCAAATCGCCGCCGGCTTCCGCAACCATTTTTACTTGTCTTGCAAGTTCGATACTTGATATGCCTGTCGCACGCGATACTTCAAAAATGCCATCCTTAAGCGTTTTTAATTCTTCGTCTGTCATTTGAGTAATTGCCTTGACATTTGCCATTGCCGACTCAAAATCCATGCCGAACTTTAATAATGTACCGCCTATTGCCACCAATGGTGTTGTGATGGAGAGCGAAAGCGTTTTTCCCCAAGCGTTACAACTATTAGCAATACCATTGAGTTTATCGGAAAAAGTTTTTTCAACTTTTTGCATGTTTTCCGCAGCGGCATCCTGCGCTTTTCTCAAACCAGAGAGAAAACCTTCTATGTTAAGGTCTAAATAGCCAACTGCACTGCCTGCATTAACTGCCGTCATGGTTCACTCAATTCGTGTAACCGGCATACAAGTCTCTAAAACTCTTATGTTTCGACTTGAACCGTGGTGTATTTTCTTTTGCTAATTGTTGTATGATGTAAAAACACGCTTCATCGAAACAGAACGATGTGTAGGCATCTTCTATATCAACCAGTTGACTTGGACGGCACTGATACCTTACTACCATTGACACTACTCGCATTACGTTTTCGCTTATCACGAAAGGGTTTTAATTCTTTTACACCTCCTTGTGCATAATTGAAGATGAACGTCATCTGATCCATCGTCAATTCGATACCAGCATCGGTCAGTTCTTGCCAAGTTGGATTCACCAAACACGCCTCGCAAAAGACTTCCATCAAGCCAGCAATGTTTTTGATTTTCAGTTGTGAACTCTCTTGAGAAAGTCCGCTTTTCGTACCGGGAAACAGGTCTGCAACCGAGTCCATCAGGTCATTTGGAATCTTGCCCGACTTCATCAGCGTCAGCATATTAGGTCTTCGCAGCTGCACTGTAATCATTTCCCCATCGGCAAAGCCGGGAATGTCTACAAGATTGCCCATACTGGCAATCCGAATCGTTTCAAGCGGTGTTACGCTTCGTTCCATCATTCATTTCCTTTCTATTTGGGACTTCTATATCAACGTCGGCAACTCGGGCACATAGTCAAGAATGTACGGCGGTTCATTCTTCTTCGGGGCACTGTTAATAACATATTCCGGCACACGGAAAACGTTATCTTGCGAACTGAATGCAATCGGAACACCATGACAGTTCGGATAACTGATTTTTTCATATTGAACAATCATGCCATCACTATCATAGTGTGATGCGTAGGCATTCAGTGTAAAAACTTCGCCGCGTTCACCACTGCCGGAAAGCGGAGGACGATAGCCGATGATTTTGGTTGTATCAACCGTATCATAAATGATTTGTCCTCCATTGAGTATCAATGCCAATTCTGGATTAAAGACATTGTCTGTCAATGTGATCCGGTTGCCGATAAGAGTGTTTACGCTCGGCTTTTGTGCAAGGAGTCGCCCTTTGGATATCAACGAGACGGCTTCCTGTGTGTCAACCAGTGGTTCGACTTTGACTTGGCTTGCCGTCTGAAATCCAAATTCACCAGTAGCTGTTTGAATCGTAATGAGAGAGCAGTCGATCGTTGCAATCTCGGCTTTTGACTTTTTAACTGTCATCGTTTGGGCTCCTTATAAACGTTTTTTGTAGTTCTTGTACCGGATACTAATCATGTGGGCTTGGATACCATCATCATAATAACTTGGAGACTGCGAGCTGTAAGGCAAAATCATTGGCTCCAACTGTTTCATGAATTTTTTCACTTTTTGTATCTGTACTTCCAATTCACTGTACTGTTGTTTCGGAACATAGACAAGTATATCGTACAGGTCAATGTCCGTGCTGATTCCGGCATGCCGAGTCGAACCGTCATGTTTGATAACAACATAAGGGGACTGACACTCGCCAGTTTTGACTCCCGGTGAGTAAACTTCAAAACCGTTTTTCTGCAAATGCAGAAATATATCCTGCCACCGTGTGCTCATACTCTTCCTAAACTTTTACCGCCTGCACTCCAACTTTTACCCATCGTTTCGAAAATCCCTTGCATTTCTTCCACAATTTCCGGTGAGAATTTATCTACAGTCGGTGCAAGAATCGCATATCTCTTTTCTTTTGCTAGTTCCAGCCAAATACCGTAGTTAATTCCGTGTGCAAGTGTAATTCGAACAATATCAGGTTCAGGCAGCGTAACGCTGGCTTTCAAACTTGCTTTTGCCGCTCCCGTATCATCATTCCACGGCCGATTAACTTTCATATCCGCTTCAATCACTGCCGCTTTTTTCTCAGCATACCTCAAAATGACTGCACCCATGCGTACCGCACAATCATCAAGGTTTTTTGCCAGTGTCGACTCGCTATAATTGAATCGAATTGCCATCTTCTACTACCTCCAGCGAAATATCCGCAATAATGTTCCACTCCTGTATGTTCACGACTC